GGACCAGCGGTTCATCTCCTGGCGAGCGTCGGACGACATCTGGGTGAGTTTGCCGATGCCCTTGTTCAACCCCTGGAAGGTATCGGCGTTGATCTTGGTAGTGACGTTCTGGACCCAAGCCTCGGCAGCCTGGTTACTGCGGTTCATATCACCGAGGACGGCCAGCAATCCGATAGCCAGAACAGGGAGCGTTCGGGCCAGCATCATCACGTTGTTGGCGGCGCTCTGGAGGAAGGTGCCCATCCGTTGCACGCCCAGTCCGAAGTTGGTGAGGGACGGGTGCGCAGCGGCGATGTGACGACCGAGGAACTCAAACCCCACCGCCAGCGCCCGCACTGGGGCAGTAAACGTAGACATGAGGCCCATGCTGAGGCTCATGCCCTTGACCCGCTCACCAGTAGAGGTAAGAATTCCACCGAACCGAGTGAACTGCGCCCCTTGCAGTGCGACCCAGGTGCCTGCTGCTTGCAAGCCCTTAGAAAGTAGCCCTGTCACCACGGTCATCACCATGGCCTTGGCTGCGAACACCCCAATAATTCCACCGACAGTCATCAGCACACTGCCGAGGGCGGCAACGTAGGAGAGGATCTCCTTCAGGGTGTCGGGGACTTCTGCCCACGCACCCAGGAAGATGCGGGCGGTACGAATGGCAGCGTCGGCGATGGGTTGCAGTGCGTTGCCGATCTCAAGGCCGATGGCTTTGAAGTCGTTCATCATCAACTTGAACTGCATGCTGGTGGATTGCATCTGTTCGTTGAAGGCACGCTGCGTCGCACCGCTGCCCTTGGTGGCCTCGTCCATGCCCCGCATGACACGGGTGTAGGTAGAACCTTCTGCCCCCATAAGGGCGAAAGCACCACGAGCGGCCCGGATCTCGTCGAACCACTGCTTGAGAACTTCTACGTTGCCACCACTGGCAACACGAAGTTGATCCATGACTGCCTTGAGGCCCTGAGTGCGCAGAGCCATGGTCAGGGATTGCGTACTCAACCGTGACCAGGCGAAGGCCAGCGACTCACTAGGCTGAATTAGGTTCTGGATCAAGCGGTTGAGGCTGGTGCCTGCCTCACTGGCGCTGATGCCGTTCAAGGTCATGGTGGCGATGGCGCCACCAACTTCCTTGAAACTCACACCGGCAGCCGCAGCCAATCCGACACTGTCACCGACGACCCCAGCCAGGTCACCGAAGTGCAGCACACCAAGGTTGACCGTCTGGAACATCAGGTCGCTGATGGTGCGGGCTTTACTGGCGCTCAGTCCGTAGGCGTTCAGCACTGCGGTGAGGGCCATGCCTGCTTCGGCAGTGCTGCTGAGACCGGCGGTGCCTGCCTTGACTGCTTGGGTCAGGACCATGGTGCCCTGGGCACCGTAGAAACCAGACGATGCGATCTCGTACCAGGCTTCCGTGATGTCCTTGGCGCTTGCAGGAAGCACCCGGGACATTCGAATTGCTGTGTCTATAGATTTCTCGAAGTTATTTCGTACGTTCTCGTCAATGGTGGCGACGTTGTGCATGGCGGCGTCCAACTGGACAGCGCCATACGTCGCACCAAGGAGGCTGACGCCCAGCCCGATGCCGACGTTACGGATGCGACGGGCGGTGGTCTCGAAGCCTGCGGCGACACGTTGGAGACCATTGAACGTGGCCTTGCCCACGTTGCTGATGGCACCCAGCGTGGCGGCGAACTTTTTGCCAGCAGTATCAGCCTCGGCGAACCCCTTGACGATTCCTGCGGGGTCGCTTTCAAGAACAACACTAACGCCGGTCTTGGCGAGTGCGCCTCCCAAACCTTCCAGAGCCACGATAATCCTCGTTCACTTGTAGGTAGACGTAAACGTGCGCCTGCTTGTCTTGAGGAATTTCCTCTCGAGCAGCAGCGATCGTCTCGCAGCCTAGACAGTTGACCGTCGTGGCGATGTACGGATCGATGGGGTGGGGTCGCCCATCCTCAGCGAGCCATTCATCAGGGAAGGTACCACACCCAGGACATCGTGCCTTCGAGTGCAGCATATATTCGATCGTGGCTTCCTGGTCGTGGTCTGACCAGGACAGGAACTCCGAGTGTGGGATGCCTGCCTGGTGGCAGTACTCCATCTCATAGCGAAACCTCGGGTCCCGTTTCAGCCTTTTCCCAGGTCAAGCACCGAGACGTGGAACTGGGCGTTCTGTGCTGTGGAGAACAGCGCACCCAACTCAGCAGGAGACCAGTTCGGATCGTTGTAGATCTCGAACACTTGCTCCAGGGTCATCTCAGGCTCAACCATGGCAGCGGCGACCAGGCGTGGAGGGAACTCGTCCGGATCCCAGTCCAGGTTGTCGGGGTCATTGCCCAGCGACTCAACCTTGGAACGCTGCTCTTCTGTTGGCTGCCAATCCAGCACCAACTCTTCGTACGGTTTGCGACCGATACTACGGAACACGAACTTGACAGATCGCTCAGTCGCAGCCTGCTCAGCCTTCTCGAACCGAGCCTTGGCTTCCTTGAACCGCTTTGCCACATCCGGGTTGTCGTGGCCAGCATGTTCGAGTTCCACTTCGGCTAAGCGGAATGCCTGCTGGGCCTCGTTGTACTCCTCACCCAATTCGCTGTCCAGGCACAAGCGCAGCGTGCGAGTCACTGGCTTTTTCATGGACTGGATATGGTCGTACGTGGGAGGGCGGTTCTCCTTGGCCACTGCCTTCTCTTCTGCCTTGGCCTTCACTGCACCTTGGGACATCAGACCTCCTATCTCGGATAATGGTCCCTCTTGAACTTGCGTGGTCTTACGTGAGCGTCTTGTCGAACCCCGGAATTGCTGTCGGGGTGTACACGATCTGGTACTTGGCGGCTTCGTTGTCCGCCGTGTACTGCCTTGCGTTGCTTGCCACCTGGATCGGCCAGACGTCACACTTGTCAGCGGCAGCCGGTGCAGCACCAGCGATGCCCTTGTAGAAGATGACGATATAGCCGTTGGTCCCCTTGGCCTGCGCCGTTGAGATCGGGTTCGTGGTGTCGTCCTCGTAGAAGACAAGGTTCGAGTCTTCGGTGGTGTCCTCACCGGAGATGCTCGACACGAACGTCGTGCTCATATCAGGAGCAGCGATGGGGTTGTTCGAGAAGGTGAACCCATTGATCTCGGCGAGTTGCGTGTCGAGACGGGTACCTGCTGTCACTTCCGCCGTCGTGGGAACCAGCGTGGCAGAGGCAATGGTTGGAACGTAGTAGAACCGGGTCTTGCCCTTCCGCATGAAGCGGACCATTGCTTACTCCTTTGTGCTGGGTTCAGGGATCAAGCGTCCGTGGACGCCTTGGGACGTTCCACCGGTGCGGGGGCCGGTACTTCCTCCGCTTCGAGAACCCAGCCACGGGGCTCCCACACCTCGTCGAATGCCTCACGAGTCGCTGTTGCGTTCGGCCCCTCGACGGCAGGGTGTGACATCTCCACCCAAGTGGGTGACGGGTCGGCAGGCTCGAGACTTTCGTTTGCCTCTCGGGCCTTGTCGAGTGCTTCTTCTGCCTTGGACTTGCTCATTGGTCTGGCACCACCTTGATTCGGTACGTATCCGGAGATTCGTACAGCCGGTCACCGCTCTTCACTGTAGCACCAAGGCCCGAAGCCCACCGGTGGGCCACCGCAAAGCCCTCAGGCAGCATGGGATACACGTAGTTGCCGTCCTGGTCACGCCCGATCATGCGGGAGCGGATCATGTCGCTCATGTACCTGACCTGCGGTGGGATGGTGCCCACACAAGTGATCTGAACGACCAGTTCCAAGTCCACGTCGGGGTCAGCCCAGGGACCATACGCCTGAGTTCCAATCAGGTGAACCACAGCGTATGGAAACTGCAAGGTGTTGACCTTGGGCACGTCAGCGTCACCGATCTGCTTATCGGTGTTCTCACGCAGCCAGGTGACCAAGTAGGCGATGACCGCATCCCTGTCAACCATGGTGGTGTCACTCACGAGGCCATCCCCTTTACGATCTCCATCAACGCTCGAATGTATTGCGGCCCCACTGTATCTGCCGCAGGACGGAAGTGGGGCTGCGGAGGCTGGGCGTAGTGCCGACCCAACGAGTCAACCCCGATGAAGCCGTATTCCAGACGAGCAGCGAATGGATCCGGGCTGGTGACCGCCAGTGTGTAGCCCTGCACTGAGGCAGTCAGGCGGCTGCGGTATCCACCTGTTTCCACTGGTGCGTTTGATTGCACGGCTGCCAGCAGGAGCGGAGCGAATGCCTCTGCCAATCCTCGCATCTCACGGCGCAGTCCGGTCCGAGCGATGTACTGCCACCGTGCGAGGAGGCGATCTAGCCCGGTCACCTTGACTTCGATGTTCATGGGGTGATCTGCCCTGCTACCTCTCGGTTGGTGACCTGGGCCTGGCGTGCCACTTGGAAAGTGCTGTGGTCTACCGACTCCACGAATAGTTCTGTGCCGTTGATGGCAGGATCCCAATGGCTGGTGTTGACCACGATCTTGTCGTTGATCTCCAGCATGGGGCAGGTCACGGGGCAGAGGAAGTTGTAGCGCACGTAACTGGCTTCGGCCTGGCCTTCCGGAATCTTGTTGGGGTAGGCGTTGATCGGAGCGATTAGAGCCTTGCCGGTGTAGATGGTGTCGGCAGTCGCAGGCGTGACGTCACCGGTCCAGGGGCTGAGCGCACCCTCGTCACCGTGGTTTCGGTAGATGGTGACGCTGTCAACCATCTCGCCTTCCGCAAAGTTCTTGAGCGGTGTGATGTCAATCGGCATCGAATGCCTCCAGGGCTTGGGCGATGGTCTCCAAGATGTACGCCGTCAGGTTCTTGTCGTCACCCCACTCCAGCATGCCCAAAGCAATGGCTTCGATCTGCTGGGCGTCAAGGCTGCGTACCAGTTGCGCCAGTGCTTGGAACGGAATTGGTACTTCCACTTCTAGCACTACCGAGAAGGGCGACCTGGGCGTCGTATCGCTTTCGGTCGTCGGCAGCAAACTCTCCGGGGGCTTGCTCGTAGATGATACCTGAAAGTTCGTCACCCCTGACCTCCTGGTGTGGATCCTGTTGGTCCCAAATCTCTACTGGAATTCCCTCCGGGAACGCCTGGCAACTTCCCGGATCCAGTTGGCGCACCAGTGGGTACCCCAGGAAGTGCTTGCAACTCAGGCAGATCGGGACTCTCATCTTTGTGGACATTCAACACACTTCCTTCGAACAAATCAGCAATGCCCTGGTCAAACAGTTCGTCCGGCGGGATGATCTGGAGCGGGCGTTGCTTGGCCATACCGTCACCCTAGTCTGCTATGCGCCTGAGCACTACACGGGTGATATCACCACTGGCCTGCTGCCTGAAGATCCTCATCCACTGGTCAACAGACTGCTGAGAGGCACCTTCGGCCAGGTTCTGCTTGAGCATTACTCTGAAGTTGCCTTCGGTGGGGACCCAGTTTCTCTCTACTCGCACCACTTCAAAGACGCCCTGGCTGAGAATTTCTGCCTGGCTCACTGACACTGTCCTCTCTGGGAACAGTGGCACAGCCCTTGCTCCTTGTTCAACTTCAATGAGGATGCCAGGGTTACTTGCGTCCCATGTTGCATGGGTCATAGCAACATCAAGTTTGTCCGTGAAGGAACTCATTGGAAGTCTGAACTGTTCGCCGACCGTCAGGAGTTTCTCGACATGCTCCATGGCTGCCGGGTCGATGTTCGGCGTTCCCTTCTCGGTTGCCTGGAGGCCTCGGTACAGTTTCTTCTCACTGGCAGTAGAAGCCTCGTCCCACATCTTCTGGAGCCGCAGCGCAGAGACGATGTCACGGTCGGTGTAGCGAACACTGCTGGGGACACCATTGAGTTCTTGCCAGGCAGCCCGCACAGCCTTCACATGATCGAAGTCTTCTGTCCAGTACCAACGCACTGCATCGTCAAGGTTGTCTACGCCTGGTTGATTATGGAAGACCGACATGAGATACTTCTCAGTGTCGTCCACGAAAGTCTCAGGGCTTACTCCCTCAGAAGCCTTCTTGGCGAGAGCATCTGCCCGGCGGAGGAAGTGGATGGTCGCCCGAGAAGGTACCTCTGCCTGGAACACTTCCTCAATGTTGACTACATCAAGGCCGGGCTTGTTGATGAACGTCGGCCGTGATTGTGATGCCAGGAGACGGCCTTGGGTGCCTACAATTTTTTCGTCGAAAAATTCCCCTATGGTCCGAGCCAACCTGCTGGGGTCACGGAAGTTCAGGTAATGGCTGATGGCCTCGGCGCTCAACTCGTCCGGATTCATCAGTGAGTACTTGCCGAGGAACCTCTGAGTGTTGTGGAGGGATTCAATGGTGGACTCGTCGGTGAAGTTCCGCCGCAACTTCGCCTGCCGCTCCCAGGCAGCGAAGGCGTTGCCCAACGGGTCACGGGGGCGGTAGCCCTGCCGTGCGATGTTATCCAGAGAGATGCTCATGCCGGTGGGGTCATGCAGCAGGGTGTGGAGACGGAACTCTCGGTCAATGACTTCCAAGAGGTCATCTACCTGCTTGTTGGTCAAGTGGTCCACCAAGTAGTGCCCGTACTCGTGGAAGTAGACACGGCGGAAACTGTTCTCCATGTTGCGCCTGCGGAACAGGAGTTGATGACCAGACACCTGATCCAGATGGTGCAGCAGCATGGTCTCCTTGTTGGCAGACTCGAAGTTGTCGCCCCACTGCCAGGCCCAGTGAATGATTCCGTCTTCGTAGTACGTGGTGCTGGGTCCAGAAGCCTGCATTACCAGCCGGTGTTCCGGCAGGTCAACGTTGGGGAAGCGACGGCGTAGGTAGGTGCTGTCTTTCAAGACCTCCTTGACGTAGGTCTCATCCACAGCATCGACGAGCGTTCCTTCGAACTGCTTGTTGAGGCTCAACCACGCATCATCAGCAACACTGAAGCGCACGTCTCCCACCCGGAAGGCACGCTGCCCCTCCGGCACTGCGTAGTTCTTCCAGTTGTCAATGATCCTAAGTTGGTCAGCAGTGAGGGTGTGGTCTGCCCACGAGTTCGGGATGAACTTCTTGGTGATGATGTCGAAGTGCGTGACGAGGGTGTCCCACGCCCGGAGAATGTGATCCTGCGCCCAGCCCTTGGTGAGGAAGAAGGATTGGAACCTACCGAAGTAGTAGTCCACCTTCTCCACTGCCTGGGTGTAGGTGAGATCCGCTCTCAGTCGGAAGACTTTCAGCCCTCTATAAATTTCGTCGGCTTTTGCCGCTATGTCTTCGGCAGTGATGAACTTGGCTGTCTCCCCGGCTTCCATGTACAGCATCTTGATGATGTTGCCGTCTACGTCTGGCGGGAAGCCGGTGAAGGGGTTGAACACACCCCTGGCTTCCCAGTCTCGGTAGACGATGCCAGGCCGTGCCTCCACGGTGTTGATCCAGTTGCGCAGGTGGGTCAACTTCAGCCTGATCTGCGTAGGGCTGTCACTGGGCTTGATGCCTGCCAGGAACTTCAGGGCACGCTCGTCAACTGGGTTGGCGAATTCTCCCTTCATGGTCTTGACGACCCTGAGCATTGCATCTGCCCTGCCCACTGGCGCCTCATTGGTGGCGAACATCTGCCGGACAGATTCAACCTTGCTGTCCCACAGTGGGATGGCATCGTCCAACTTGGTGAAGCCCAACCGGTACGCCATCAGGTGTGTGCGGGCGAAGCCCTCGGCCACGGCTGCCTTGATGTCAGCGACCCGCACCTTCAGCACGTTGGCGATGTCATAGATGTTCCAACCGAAGATGCGCATGTTGGTGGCGATCTCGGCCAGTCCGTCTTGGTCGAAGTGAGCCCTGGTCAGGAATCTGACCTTGCCCGTCCGCAGGGCATTCAGGAATACGTTGTTCTCTGAGGCCTTGAGCCCGCTGAACCGAATGTTACCGAACAGGGTGCTGCGGAGACCGACCTGGCCTTCCTCTTGCAACGTCCTGCTGGTGAAGCGCACAATCTTGAACAGTTCCTCGGGGGTGTGGATGGCGAACTTGAAGGTGCCGGTGACCAGGCCGTCAGCACTCACGCTGAGGGCGTGCTGCAACCGGAGTGACTCCACAGTGGACTTGACCAGTGCCACCGGCAGGCGCAGGTTGGCACTGATATCGAAGATAGACTTGTTGAAGATGCGCCACTCGATCTTGGCGCTGTGGAATCGGAACTGGCGCACGCCGTAGCCCAGGTCACGGGCGACCCTGGCTGCCCCGAACGTGCGGCTGGACTCAACGATATCACGGACGTCGTAGGTCAACTTCGCCCCGTTGGCCTCAATAATTTCTTTCAGACGCTTGGCCATGGGGCCTTCGTCGATGAGTTTGGCTTCCCGAGCGTTACGAACTACGGCGTTGGCCAGGTCTCGCACATCGAAGCCCAGTGGCGCTGGGTGCCCCTGGATGAAGGTAATCAGATGTTGTGCGATTTGCTCTGTGGTCATGTTGGCGATCTCGTCGCCACGGATGAACTTCAGGTATGTGGTGAAGTCCTCGGCCAGTCGCTCGGCAACCTCCTTGGGCTGCTTCGTGATGAAGTTCAATGTCACCCGCAGCGGACCCTTGGGCACGATGCGAATGTTGCCCACCAGTGCGCCATGCTCGTCGATCTCTACGATGGCTCTGAACACACCATTGAGGAAGTTCTTGGGCAGTGCGCTGAGATGCCCACCAATGGAACCGTCGGCGTACATCTTGACGACGCCACGGTATGCCGTCTTCGGAAAGAACGAGAGGCTCCGGATCAAGCCACTGGGCGTGAAGGTGACGTGACCACGCAACCAGTCGAAAGGGTCCAGGCGCAACCTCTGTCCCCATTGGGACCACGTCAGCGTGACCTTGCTGGCGAACGCCTCCCCACCTGGGATCCGCAACAACACGTTGTGCAGCACGTTCCTGCGTTGGAACTCTGCGTTGACCACGGAGACAATGTTCTTACGGGTCTCCTCATTCCGCACGAACTTCTGCATTCCTTCGAAGGCAAGTTGCATCTGCTCTTCGGTGCGGTGCCCCGGCCAGTTGCGATTGAGGAAATGCAGCACGTTGTCTGGAACCTGCCGTGACGCCGCCAGCAGGTCATCGGTAGTGTGGTGGATGAGGTCATCGCCCACAGCCCGGAGGCCCTGGAATACTTCGGAGACTTCTGTGACGTCAGGACCACCAGGCCACATGCGATTCACAGCATGGGTGAATGGGAACAGTTGAGCGTTCTTCTGCCGAGAGGCAGCGATCACCGGATCCCAGTTGATCATTCGATCTTGCAGGCGTACCGCTGCACGTAGGAAGTGCTGAGCGGCGTGATCACCCTGGAACATCAACTGCCGCAGATGATCGATATACGCCTCGTAGAGATCACTGGCAGCAAACCGTGCGAACGCACTGGCGGCGACGTTGGCGGCTGCACTGCTTGCGTAGGCCGTCAGGCCGGTTACAGCAACGGCAGTGAGGGCCTTGCTGGCTGTCTTGGCCAGTGTCTCCCGCTTGCTGACCTTTTCACGATCCTTGGGCTTGGTGCTGACGCTGAAGCGACGCACGCAGTGGGGGTGAGCAATCGGGTTGGCACGAGCCTCCGCAATGGAAACCACCATGCCGTCGGCCTTCTCGGGATCTTCGTGGTACGTCCAGCCACAGTCAGGTCCGTCACTGACCACGATGACGATGTTCTTGCCCTTGAGCGCCAGCCGCTCTGCGGCGTTTAGGGCTCCCTCGTTGTACAACTTGTTTCCGAATGCGTCACCTTGCATTCTGGCATATTTCGTGTATGACCACTTCCTGCCATCAACACCGACAGCCGCCTTGACGCCGAACCGCTTGTCCATGCGTTCAACACCAGCGGGGTCCTCAATGAAGTTCAGGGAGCCTGGCCTGCCTTGAAACCCAAAGCGGTCCAGGTACTTGGTCGTCCTGCCGAACATCTTGCGGCGGTCCTTGGTGTCCTCCCACACATGGCTGACGAACCGCTCACTGTCACGGCCAGCGAACGCACGAGCGTTCCGCATCTTGGTGTAGTACTCCACCCCCATGGCTTGAACCTTGCGGGTGTCCACCGGTGTCATGACGAATGCTGGGTCGATCGACCTTGCACCGGCTCTATAAATTTCGTCGAAAAACCCTGTACGCATCCTTTCCAGATGCTGATCATTGACCGTCTTGAGACGATCTTTGACCTCTCTAGAAACACGAGAAATCGCCTGGCGGCGAGTCAGGTTCTGGACGGTCCAATCATTTTCGACAACCCGGTTCTGCCAGTTGAAGATGAACCCGGCTGCAAGCCGTTCGTTCTCCAGCAGGTCACTGACGAATGCTGGCTCGTTCGGCGGCGGCATGGCCTACCTACCTGACGTCTTCTCGCTCCATCACGGTGACGCCGTAGATGCCCGAGCCCTTGGTGGTCATGAAATCGTGCAGGTGCTTTCTGGCTTCTGTGAGGTTGCTGGCCCAACCGATGCTGATACCGGCAATGGCCATCTGGGTGGGCTGGTCCAGCATGAGGACTGCGATGCGGTGGCGGATCGACTCTTCGATCGCTGCATCAACCGCTTGAGAGTGGGAGTCATATGAACCCCCACCCTCCAAGCGATCTACCCGAGCAGTGAACTCGCCGTCCGTCTCCAGATCACCGATCCAGGAGTGGGCGTATTCGAGTTCGTCACTGCTGACTGGCATCGTTCTCCTCCAGGGCCGTGATGAGATCGGCCTTCTTGTTGGATTCCGGCTCGAGACCACGCTCCTTGACCAACCGAGAGAGTTCCTTGGCAGTCATGTCGTCGTACTCGAGACCGGAAAGGTCGTCGTCCTCGGCGGCACCACCCCACGGCTCGAAAGCACGCTCGTTGATGTCGCCGTCCTTGACACCTTCCGGGAGGTCTTCGTCGGGCGTCACCAGCACGGCACCCCCGCCAGGGAGTTCCACGGTGACGGTACGGAGTCGCTGTCTGGGCATTGCTCACTCCTTTCGTGGTGGGGCCGGGGCTAGGAGGTCTAATCCGAACACCCCGGCCCACCACAACGGCTCAGGCGACGTCTGCCACCATGAGCGCAGCGGGGCTGCCCAGCGTGGGCAGTGCGATGGCGGTTGCCAGCGTCAGGGTCTGAACGGGGTGTTCCTGGGTCAGGTTCAGGGCCACGATCCCCGGCATCGCCGTCTGATCGATGAGTCCCTTGCCCCCGAGAATCAGGGCTTCCGCCGTCACCCCGTAGAACGTCTCTCCCAGGATCGTGCCCGAGGGCGGGAGGAGAAGGACGTACTGGGGGTCGATCACTGCCTGCTGGGCAATGACGCCGGTGGACGCATTCGCCACCCGGACCTTGACGTCATACGTCGAGATCGGGGGCAGACCGTTCACCTGAAGCACGGCGTCGAGCGTGTCCCTGTTCACACGGCCAGGAGTCGTACCTGCGAAAGCCACTGCCGCACGGATCTCGGCGTTGAGCATCAGGTTGGCGATCCGGGTCTGCGACATCAGGATGGTGCCCGGTGTCGTGCCGTTGTCGTCCACGTACTTCGTGACCCAGGTCAGAAGGTCCGTGAGCGGCTTGGCGTTGACGGTGTCCGTCCACAGAGCGATGGGCGTGACCTTGTGGTCGGCGGCGAGGTTGAAGTCCGCCTCCGTGGTCAGCCCGTTCTCTGCGATGGTCACCTTGCCAGTCGTGAGCAACTGGCCCCGAGCAAGTTCGATGCGGGCCTGGACGGCTCGGACCATGAGTTCCGAGTCGTTGTAGATCGCATCGATGATCGGGTCGTTCGTGCCACGCTCCAGCGTGCGGAGGCGGAGCATTTCCTCTTCACCGAGAGGGATGGCTCGGCTGACCGGGGGAAGTTCCCCACGCATCCGGGTGATGCCTGCACGGCCGGTGAACGGTGCGGGCGTGTCCCAGGTGCGGAACTCAGCAGTCTCGACGTCGGTGATGTTGCCCTGGCGGATCCGGTACTCCAGGTCCGGAATCTGCTTGTTGGGCAACCAACGATCGAGCGTGAAGACGTTCTTCAGCACTTCGTTGTCGAACTGACGCACGTAGTACGTCAACTCGGAGGGATCGACGAGGTCGTAGAGGATGTTCGGCATGTTTGTCTATACCCCCTACACGTAGACGATCCAGGAGGTGGTTTCGACCTTACCGGCCGCATCCACCTCACCCTTGTTGTTGCCGGTGCCTGTGAACTTCGGAAGGCGGGACTCCCGCACGACACCCGTCCAGAACAACGCAGCACCGCAGTCCGGGTCCGTCAGTGCGGTGACCTTGGTCTCCTCGAAAAGGTGACCGACCATCGTCTGACGCCCGTCGAGGGCAGCGTTGTCGTAGGGGCCGTACAGACCCGAAGCCGTGATCTTGGCGAGCGCAATACCGCTGGGCAGGTACCCCGCAGCGATGTGCTCGGCGTCGAAGGACGAGATGTCCAACGTGATCGGCAGCATGGAGTCGAGTCCCATCCGCATCCGGATCCAGGACTTGTCGGAAACCTTGTTGAAGGTCTCCGTCGTCAGTCCGATCTTCGTACCCACTGTGGTTCCTCCTTTGGGTGGGTAGGACGGTTGGGCTTATCCCTTTGCGAGTTCGGGGTGACGCTGAGCAAGTTTCGCTGAAGCCCGCTCGCTGGCGGATCCCTTCGGCCTCTTCTTCGGCGCCCGACCCGGATCGCTCCCAGGGACACGGGACGTAGGCGGCGGGGTTTCCCCGTCGTCATCGCTACCGTCGGAGTCGAACAGTTCAGACCATTCCTCACTGAAGGTGTCGACCGCTTCTGTGATGTCTTCGGGTTCGGGGTCATCTTCCGTCTTGAGGTCGATCAGGCGCACTGCCTTCTCTGCCTTGTCCGGCTTGATTCCCTTCCGAAGAAGCGCTCGCTCGACCTGAAGATCCAGTCGTTCCTGCGTGGCTTCGGCTCGTAGGCGTGCGGCCTCAGCCTTGTCGGCTTCAGCCTTTGCCTTCTCCTTGGCAAGGTCCCTTTCCTCTTCCGAGTCCTTGGACTTCGCTTTGTTGAGGGCTTCCTTCATTGCGTCGGCGGAATCGAAGCCAAGTTCCTTGGCAACCTCCACCGCAGCCTGACGATGTGCAGCGGATACCCGCTTCTTGATCATCGACTGGACACGGGCTTCCGAGTAGGTCTTTTCCTTCGCCTTGGGCTCCGGTTCGCCTTCCTCGTCACCTTCGTCATCGTCGTCGTTCTCGGACCCCTCGTCGTCGGGTCCATCGCCGCCTGAAACCACCGGGATGTTTCCGAGGTGCCAGCGGGTGATTGGCTCTTGCAGCATTGCCGCCTCCAGTGAGGGATGTGTTGTTGGGAATGTATAGCAGATCACACGAAGGGCGGGGGCGTCTCGGTTTGTTCGGGCAGCACAAACGGTGTGCTGGCGCCTTGTTCCTGCCCTGCCCCGGTCGTGCCAGCGGCTGGATTGCCCAGTTCGTCAACTGGGATCGGTGGCAGTCCCAGCATGGCACGACCGGCGTTCATGTCGCCAGTGGCCTCGGTCACAGTCTTGGCGCCCTCGAAGTTCTGCGACATGATCCGCAGGACCTCTCTCTGAATGTCGTCGATGGGGTAGCCAGCCTGGACCAACAGGGCCACACCCGTCTCCAGGCTGATGGCGTGGTTGGCGATCAGGTTCCAGACGATGTTGCTGGTCTCCTGCTTGTCGCTGGGGAGGTACGCACCGAACGACAAGTGGGGCTGGACGAAGGCGATGTCCGGGTCGTTCATCATGTAGTACCGCAGCACAAAGCGGAATACCATATCGTACTTGTCGCTACGCACCAGGCGCATGTGCCGAATCATGTTGCTGTGGGGCTGGAACGACAGCGTGAGGA